GGAAATGAATGAAGACGATATTATGACTTTGTGCGCTGCGTTGGGATTCAAGTATCAATTGTTACCGTGGGGTTCAAAAACAGCGTTCGCAAATCAAAACATTGGTGAAAAATCACAGTACCAAAATTTTACTATACCAGAGGCTAACAACCTTATGTTTCAGTTCACAGACTGCACAGAGGTTGATTTATTGAACATCGAATACAAGCTTGATTATAGCCATGTAGAAGCGTTGCAAGCCGATGAGAAACAGAAATCAGAAGTAAGGCGTAATAATGTGCAGTCAATAACATTGCAATTTAGTAAAGGCTTAATCAATTACGGGCGGGCAATGGAATTACTTGAAGAATCGGACAGCGTGAAATCTGAATACGCAAAATTATTCATCTATGATCCTGAATTACCGCAAGAAATAAAGGATTTATTCAAGCACCCGATTAAAGAAGCCACATCACAAAATCAAAATAACAATGAGCAAAACAACGAAGGAAATCAAACAGATAATCAAGGATAGAGATTTGGTTATTAAAAGTAAAAAATTAGTAAAAAAGTAAAAAATGATACCACAATTCACAACCAAAGAGGAGCTTTCTGATTTTATTGAAAACGAAATGAGCGGTGATAAATCACGGTTTATGAAGTTGCGTAAGTCTTCAATTAAACATGCTGATGCTGTATCGTTCAATTATTCGGCACCTAATAGAGATGAAGCGGTCAAAGAATTGGGAGCAAGCGAAGATGTGAACCCGACTGAACTACGTGTGAAAGTGGTAATCAATACAACAAACATTTTAGATTCGCATGGTGATGTTCACATTCCTGGACTCTGGAATAAATCATTGAAGGAAAATAAATCATTACTTCATTTGCAAGAACACAAACAAGCGTTTGACATGCTTATAAGTGATGAGGTAACAGCCTCCGCAAAGATGTTCACATGGAAATCACTTGGTTATAATTACGAAGGAAGTACACAAGCACTTCTATTTGAATCCGTAATCAAAGCGGAGGATAACCCTTATATGTTTGATAAATACAGAAAAGGCAAGGTTAAAAATCATAGCGTTGGAATGTATTATGTCAAAGAATTATTTGCTTACAATTCAACGGATAAATATTGGGCAGAGGAAAAAGAAGTATACGACACATACATAGACCAAATTGTGAATAAGGAATTAGCTGAGGAAAAAGGATTTTTCTTTGTTGTGAAAGAAGCAAAAGCAATTGAAGGCAGCGCCGTTTTGATAGGGTCAAACCGAGCAACTCCGACAATATCAGTAGTAGAAAATAAAGAAGCCGTCAAGGACACTTCTGAAATCATAGAGCCGCCGATTGGCACTCAAAAAAGCTATTTAGACATAGCACAAACAATTTTATTAACTCAAAAAAACATTAAAAAGTAATGAAAAAATTACAAGAAGGTGCGTTAAAAGCGGACAATACACCGTACAGCGCAGAAGAAATCAAAACAAACAATGAGTTTGTTGAATTGGTTCAAACCGCTGTAAAAGAAGAAACGGCGGGATTGATTACCAAAGAACAGCACATCGAAGCGGTTGACAATGCAATTAAAGTAGCAACAGAGCCTATGCAAAAGGAGTTGAAAAAACTTTATGATGCAGCTATCAAACAAGGTTTGGAATTGTCGACAATTAAAGGCAACGGAAGCGTAAAGGACATGCTTACAATTGAAAAGCAATTAGACCCACACATCGATACATTGCGAGCAATGAAAGGGAACAAGGGCAGCCATGATTTTGTTATCAAAACAGAATATACCAGAGCTTCAGTTACATCTAATCCTATGGGTTATATGCTACCTGAAATCGGTTTAATTGGCGGGCCTAAATTGGGCTTGTTCGCAGTATTCCCAACAGTTGCAATAGGTCCAGAATCTAACGGCGTTATTCGATATATCGACCAAACATTAGGAACTAAGAATGCTGCTGGAACTGCTGAAAGTGCTACTTACAATGAGTCGGCAATTACATTCCAGGGGTACACATTGCCAATTGAGAAAATCGGTTCAACTATCCCAATAACTGATGAGGTATTCAGACACACAGCACGATTAGCAGACGAAATAGGTTTGTTCATGCAAACAGACGTTGCAGCGGCGGTTGAGTCAAATCTTGCAGTAGGTGATGGTAACACGCCAAATTTGAAAGGGGTGTACACGAGTGCTACAGCTTACACAGCATCAGCAGCAGGTGTTCAGGATGCAAACATTTTCGACTTGCTTGTAAAAATGAGCCAAGACATCACGGGCAATATCACTTATGGTGGTAAATACATGCCAGATGTAGCTATCATGAATATTTCGGACATCAACAAAATGAAGTTGAAGAAAGACGCAAACAACAACTACATAATCCCCCCGTTTGTTTCCGCTGATGGTAAACAAGTAAATGGAATAACAATTATCGAAAGTCCATTCATCGCAGCCAATACGCTTGTAATGGGTGACCGTAGATTTGCACGTATCTACACAGATGGTGAAGTAGAAGTTGGGTTTAACTATGTTGCGTCCGATTGGAAACAAGACGTAATCACAATGAAAGCTCGAAGATTCCTTGCATTGTTGGTTCGAACGGTTGACGCAACTGGATGGAGAAAATCAACTGACATTGATGCAGATTTGGCAACTATTTCAGGCGTAGTAATTCCTTAGTAATCACAATTAAAAATTAAAAATCATGGATAGCAAAAAGAAATCAACACGCAAGCAAAAAGAAGTAATTGAAACTTCTATAATTGAAGACACTATAAAAACTAAAGCAATAGAATATGTTGAATTAGTTGGACTTGGCGGCCCCTTAAAGAAAGGTGTTAATTACAAATTCCCTAAAAAATCGGCTGACGTGTTGGTTTCTAAAGGCTATGCCGAAATCGTTTAACAATTAAAAATTTATAAAATAACATGAAAAAAATAATGATTATGCTGATGTTTTCAGCAATTCTATTCGGGTGCCAAAGAAGTGGCAATTCCCAAATTACACTGTACCATGCTGGTACGGGTGGAGGTATTTCAAATATTACCAGCAAAACTACTGACACGTTGGTAAATACTACAGCGGAGTTCTTTATTACCCGAACCGCTGCTTTGAATAAAACAGTCGGAGGTAACTACGTGCATTACTTCACCGCTGCAACCATTACAGGAACTCCAGCAACGGTAACAGTAGTTCAAGAAGGCTCATACAATGGTGTAACATGGTTTAAACTCACTGGCGCAAGTGGTGTTGATGGTAATAATTGTGATACGCTAACATTCACTCCAACGACTGCCACACAGTATAAATTGACATCCAATGTCGGCGGTGGTAAATGGGTGTATGGTGCGCAATGGTTTAATGTCGGGGCTAGGGTATTATTTACAAGACTTCGATTTATTCCGAGTGGCACACAAACCGTATCGATTAGCGCAGTAAATAATCTCCCATTCACTAAATAATGGCTGCAATATTCGTTCTATACACTCATTTTGTCGGTAATATCGAATTGCCTAACACTGCATCCACTACTCCAGAGGGTGCAGCGTTGGCAATTTCTATGAATAAACTCGAACCTCTTTTTTTAGAAAATATCTTAGGGTATAAAATGAAAAAAGATTTGTACACTGCAATGGATGTGGTAACGCCTCCGACAAGTGGCATTTGGTTTGATTTATGCAATGGAAAAGAATACACCGACCGGTCCGGTAAACTACAGAAATGGAATGGATGGAAAACAATTGGATTGAACCCAATTGCAAACTACATCTATACCATTATCCAAGCGGAGCGAATCAGTAGTACTACAGGAGTTGGTGAACAAGCGTCTGCATTCGCAAATGGAATTAGAGCGAGTATAGACCGCAAGATTAGTGAGGCATGGAATGAAATGGTTGGGTTCAATATAAATATGCATGAGTTTATTTATGCGAACAAAGCGGATTATCCAGATTATTTAGGTGAGTACCACGATCAGAATTGCAATATATTTTTCAGAAAATCTAATATTTTAGGAATCTAATGGCAAGAACCTATCAATATGAACCCATTGTTTTATCGGACGTTATGAAGTCGATAATTTCAGAGGTTAGTACTAATCTTAGTACTGATATTGATTTGGGTATTCCTCAAGTGACCTTTAAATATGGGAGTTGGACTGACATCCAAAATGAATTAATAGCGGACACAAGCGACCCTGCAAAAAAGAATATCAAGTACCCATTGGTTTGTTTATTAGGCGATTACACCACCAATGAAGAAGGCGTGTCAAACATCGAATTGCTTATAGTGGATTTAACCACTAAGAATAAGAAAATGGATGACAGAATCATTGATGTTTATAAGCCAGTAATTAATCCGATTTATGCAGAATTGATAGATGTCATGTCGGTTAGTCCTTACTTCACATTCATAGGGGATAAGATACCACACCAAGCGGTTAACTTGCCTCACATGGGTTCGACTACAGAGCAGAAGGGGTATATTTTGCCTGATGTTTTGGATGGTAAACTACTTACAAATATGTCGGTAAAAATTGCTAACGATATGTGCGAGGACTCATGCGATGGGCATGTAGAGGCGTTTATTCACGATGCGATTACAGATGTTCGAGTGGATGGGTTCTCTAGTCCTATTATATCAATTCTAATGGTTGATGCAATTGCTATTAATCCAACTGGCTTAGAAAGTACTTATACATTGGCACTGCCTCTATTTGCTAGTATGCCACTTGTAAAAGGTACTACTATTCTTTATTCGGTTGCAGCCTTGCCAGACGCTATTTATGCTTTCGCAATTCAGTCAAGCAATGGAGCGGCGTTTTCGTTCTATGTTGAGGTTGTGGCAGGCGTTGCTAGGTCAGGATTCAAAAACTATGTTTGTCAAGATGTGCCAGAGCTTGCATGTATTGGTAATTCATATTCATATCGAGTTATACACCTTATTACAATGCGAGGTCCAGATGTTAACGAT